CCGCATTCCTGTTCTATACGGACGCCCACTGGAACTATGGGTCCGGGATGTCCCCCCGACTGCTGAAATACCTGTACAGACATACAGGCATGACAAAAACCAATTTCGGCGGGGATATCGTAAACGATGAATCAACAGAATACGACGCAATGGCGTACCTGTGGGACTGGAGGCGGCAGCTAAAGGATCTGCCAAACCACCACAGCGTGGTGGGCAACCACGATGACGGAAACGCAACCAATAACCTGTTCTCCCAGGAATATGTGTACGGGTTCCTGCTTGCCCCGGAGGAAACGGATACCATCGTCCGGGAACGTACAGGTATGTACTACTACATGGACAACCATGCGGAGCGCACCCGGTATCTGTATCTGGATACGGCATACAAGGGCGTAACGGACGCCCAGCTTGCCTTTGTGAAACAGGCGCTGCTGTCTGCACCGGAAGGCTGGCACATTGTAGCCATAGCCCATGCGTGGTATGAAACAAACTACACCACAACCCCGCCAAGCGTAGGCGCACTGAACAGCGGCGCGGCATCCGTCCTTGCCATGTTCGACAGCTACAACGGGAGAGTGGGAGACTACAGCGCATGCGGGGGCTGGGTGGAGTTCTGTATAGGCGGACACACCCACCGGGACTATGACGGAACCTCCCCTTCCGGGATTCCCATTCTGCTGATGGAGACAGACAGCCGGCATGTGCGCAACGGGAAAAGCGGTGCCCGATATGTATACAAGGCAGGTACAGACACGGAAGCGTCCGTGAGCGGGATTATTGCGGATTACGACCGGCACAAGATTCACGTGATCCGGATCGGCAGAGGGGAAAGCAGAGAGATTGCGATTACGAATTACACAGTGAACTACACCAACCGGATTCCCTTGTCCGTAGGACAGGACGGAGAGAGTATATACAACAGCATCGGATACAAGGCGAACACAAGATGGAGTTCTTCCGGTCACGCGGAAGGAACAGCGTCTGGGATCTATCTGACAGGATATATCCCCTGTAATGCAGGGGATATTGTGCGGCTGAAAAACATAACGATGTTAAAGACGGCGACCAGCAACAACGCCTGCATGCTGCATTTGTTCAAGGGACTGACGAACACCAGCGAGGGGAACTACAATGCGGCAAGTATTACCAATTACACAAACGGCGTATGGGGAGCAGACGGGAATTTGACGCAGTTTACGGTGGAAGCAGGGTCTCAGTGGAAGTATTTCCGCATCCAGTGCGAGGGGATCAGTGCGGATTCGGTCATTACAGTGAATGAGTTGATTGAGTAGATGGGGGGGAAAGGATCAGGGCTTTGCCCTGAAACCCATTCAGAGGACTTTTTGTAAAAAGTCCTCTGAAAACTCCCAAAAACTTCAATAAAAGGGGTTTTTATGCAGGTTCGCAGGAACCTAAAGGCTCCCTTGTGCAAAGGGAGCTGTCACAGCAAAGCTGTGACTGAGGGATTGTCCTGATCATACACATACCGGACAGGCATTGTCCGGGTAAGGGAGTAGAATGAAAGCAAAGGCGAAGAAGGAGAAGCAGTAAAAATGATAGAAGCGTTGATTGCAGCGGGAGCGGCAGTAGTGGTAGGAGTGTTTTCTCTGATTGGGGTAATGATCACAAACAGTCATTCCAATGAGAAGATGCAGAATGAGGTAAAGACAGCCCAGGCGGTAACAGATGAGCGGATTGAGGAACTGACCCGGGAGGTGCGTTTGCACAATGACTTTGCCCGGCGTGTGCCGGTGATCGAGGAACAGATGAAGGTAACGAACCACCGCTTGTCTGATCTGGAAGCATTTCACAAGCCGAAATGAAGGAGAAAGGGGAAAATCAGGGCGTTGCCCTGAAACCCATTCGAGAACCCCAAAAACTCGATAAACTCGTTTCGGGGAACCCCTCCCATTTAGAGGACTTTTTGTAAAAAGTCCTCTAAAAACTCCCAAAAACTTCAAAAAGTAACAGATAAATACTTTTATTATACGGAGGAGAAAAGAAAGATGGAATTTACAAGCATAGCAAATGTAGCAGCAATAACAGTGATCTGTTATCTGCTTGCAGTAGGAATCAAGGCAACAAGACTGGATAACAAATATATCCCGGTGATCTGCGGGATCGCGGGAGGTATATTGGGGGTAGCAGGTATGTTTATCATTCCCCAGTATCCTGCAGGGGATGTGCTGAATGCGGCTGCTGTGGGAATTGTATCCGGATTGGCGGCAACCGGTGTGAATCAGGTATACAAGCAACTGCGGGGGAATGGAGAGAAGGATACATAAGGAATGGAGATAGGTATATACAGAAAGAAGCCGGTCATAGTTCGTGCGTATGTAACGGAAATAAAACAGGTGATACATACGTTGGAAGGAGATATGACAGCGGATCCGGGAGATTACATCATCATGGGGGTAAAAGGAGAGATGTACCCATGCAAACCGGATGTATTTCATGAAACCTATGAATCCGTTGAAGACGCTGCACGTGTCTCCAACGTAAAAGACTCCCTTAGCTGGGGAGATCCAATACGTTAGAAAGTAACGCACGAATAAAAAGACTCCTTCGGTGAAGGGACTGTTAGGTTTGCAGGAACGAAATAAAAGGCTCCCTTGTGTAAAGGGAGCTCCCGCGAAGCGGGTGAGGGATTGTAATACAATCATTTTGAATAATCTTTAAATCGACAGTATATGCAGACAATCCCTCCGAGTTTTGCTGTGCAAAACCCACCTCCCTTTGCACAAGGGAGGCTATTGAAGTTTGTGCGAACTTGACCCTACTGGGGGAACTTTAAATATATTAAATCCAAAGAAAGGACGAAAACTATGAGTAACAGCAACCTCATAAGCTATACGAGAATATCACCGAACCGGACAAGCCCACGTAATCACAAGATTGACACGATCACAATTCATTGTGTGGTGGGACAGTGCAGCGTCGGGACATTGGGGAATACCTTTGCGTCTCCTGCCAGACAGGCAAGTGCAAACTACGGAATCGGATATGATGGCAAGATCGGATTGTATGTGGAGGAAGGAGACCGTTCCTGGTGTTCCTCCAGCGCAGACAATGACAACAGAGCAGTCACCATAGAAGTGGCAAGTGATACATATCATCCCTATGCAGTGACGGACAAGGCGTACGCGGCATTGATTGATCTGTGCGCGGATATATGTAAGCGGAATGGGATAGAGAAGCTTGTATGGTCAGAGAGTAAGGCGGACAGAATAAATCACAAAAACGGATGTAATATGACGGTGCACAGGGATTATGCAAATAAATCCTGTCCGGGAGAGTGGTTATACAGCCGGCATGGAGAGATCGCATCAGAGGTAAACAAACGTTTGCAGCCCTCTTCTGCAAATATACAGAAAGCGCCTGCACGGAAGGCGTGCTACTATGTACTAACTGGTACAGACATTGGCAGAGGAATGGACAAGCTGATCCGGTATACGAGGGGTAGGACAGGTACAAACCGGTACGGCTGGGAGACGGCGGTAGACAAGAATGGGATTGTCCTGTCGGATCCTGTATACGGAAAGGGAAACATGGATGTTCCTGCGGGGGGATATGTATTATCCGGACACGGAGAGGCAGGAAAGTGGTTGTACGGACATGTGAAGCAGGGATATCTTGCGGGGGTATATGATGGTACGGTGAAGATTGAAGAGGCATGCTGCAGGAGCCTGGACGGAGTGGACACGGGAAGAGGAGCGGATCAGTTGATCGCATACACAAGAGGACGTACGGGAACGAACAAGTACGGCTGGGAAGTATGCATAGTAGATGGGATAGCCACATCGGATGCGATTTACGGAAACGGCAACATATGGGTAGGAGAAGGCACGTATGTATTGTCGGGACACGGGGACGCTGGTCGGTGGTTATATGGGCACGTGAAGAAGGGGACACGGGTGGATGTGGATACGCGGTACGGTTTTGTGAGAGTGTGGTGAGTATGAAATGTGAACAGGGAGAGTCGTTGACTCTCCCTGTTTGTTATTTACTGATTTAACATCATTCCGGCCAGGTGCTTGCTCCGGATATGATTTCAAGCAGAAACAGTCTGTCGTTAATATCCAGTACGCCGTCCTGATTTACATCGGCAATGGACAGATCCGGACAGGTTGTGGGATCGTTCACATAACCGATTATGATTGTGTAGTCGTCCATGTTTACTACGCCGTCCTTGTTCAGATCTCCAAGGAGAATATTACAGCAGGTGCATGCGCCGTTGGAGAAGGTATGATCCTTGCAATGGATGGTGGCGAAGGTGAAGCCGTTTTCCTCTGCAAAGGTTTGTGCCACGGAGTTGGCGCAGCCTACGATGACAAGAAGGTCTTTGTAGTTGGAAAAAGTAGAAGAGCTTATTGATGTCATTGTATGCGGAATGCGCAAATATGCAAGGCTAAGACATGAGAAAAATACATAATTGTTTAAAGTTGTTAATGATGAAGGCAAGTTTACATAAGTCAGACTGGAGCCACAAAATGCATATTCATCAATAAAAGTCAATCCCTCTGGTAGGACAATATTGGGAAAGTTACAATTTTGAAAAGCAAAGCGTCCTATGCTTTTTAAATTTTTGGAAAGAGTAAGGGATGTTAAGCTACTACCTGAAAAAGCATAATTTTCAATTGATTCCACTGAATTCGGAAGAATAACTTTTGCAATAATCTTATTTTTATAAAATGCACTATCACCGATTTTTGTAACAGTATAACCATTGATTTCCCCGGGGATCTTGAAGAGTGCGCTGCTTCCTGTATACCCAGTGATGGTAGCAGTTCCGTCATCGTTTACTGTGTATGTAAAATCTTCGGGGGATATCGCAGAGGAGGGCAGAGGTACAAGAACCAATGCGGACAACATAGACAGTGCAACTATGAATGATACTATTTTCTTCTTCATGATCTTACCTCTTTCTTTCGATTTTGTTTGTTGGTTTTTGCTAAAATGTTTTTGTTAAGCTTAACTTATTTGCAGTATATCATCTAATAACTCGGCTTTGTGTCGTAATGTGGCGAAAAAATAAAAAAGTTTAGATGTTTGGAAAATGTAAGGATGATTATACTGTCATGATTTTGCTACACTTGATGATAAAAAACAAAGAGCCATTTTATGGCTCTTTGTTTTTTTGAGTTATCTTTGAATTACAATTCCCAATAAACCTTTTACAAATGTAAAGCAAGGGGTGTTCGGATTTAAAATGCATTGGTGGAGCGGCCGCAACCAACGGTGAACACCCCGCATGACTTGAAACCGCGTCCTCAAAATGTTCCTCTATCTCGTCCAGCAGAATATCATCAA